ACCTGTTGTTGTTTCTGGAGGTGGTGGATCGTCTGGTGGTGGATCAACAGCACCTGTTGCAATACCAGACAGCACACTTCAAGCTTGTAATGCTGCTAATCTGGTATTCAATCAATGTAGATGATTAGTGATTGTCATTGAACACATCACTGATGATTGAATTCATGGATGGCTTTTTCGGAATCAACTCTTCAACACCAGTGACTTCAACCAAATCCTTTTTGGCACGAGTGATAGCCACATAACAAAGATTCCGCTCCTGATCAAGCTGCCAAGCCTGCTTTGCCATTTTCGAAGGCATCAGTTCCGAACGACCCAGAATAAAGACCCGATCCCACTCCATGCCCTTTGACTTATGTGCAGAGCAGAGAGTCAGAATCCCCTTACTGGATACGTTGTCAGCAAACATCGTGGTGATCATATCCTTGAGTTCCTGAACAGTGCTCATCTTCTTGTCACGAGCACGTTCGATCAAGACGAACACAGTCTCAACCTGATCCTTGACGCGATCAGCCTTGTCTTCCTGACCCTTCGTCAGAGCCTTGTCCACTTCACGCTTCAGGTAGTCTTCCAGACGCTCCTGAAGGACATCAATATTCTTCGTATTCCACTTGTCACACAGACGGATCAGACCTTCGCCAATCGAGCGACCTTCGATCTTGGCCGGAATGCCAGCACGAATCAGCTTGAAGCAGAGAGCGACCAGATACTTGTTATAGCGGCAGATGATGGCGTCAGTGTTCGTAACCATCGGAATCAGATTCTTCATCGGAATAACTGAATATGAACCTTCTGGCGCACTGTCTCCAGCTTCGATATGAGAGACCCAGTTGCGGGCATGCTTGACAACAGCCTTCGGGCAGCGATAGGTGATTGTCAGGAACATGCGCTTGGCCTTGAAGCTTTCGACAATCTGATCCAGAGAATCATTGTCAGCACCAGTGAAACCAAAGATGGCTTGGCAAGGATCACCGACCGCAACCAGACGACCAGTCGGCTTCAGCATCTTTGCAGCCATAGCACGACGAGTCGAATTGGTATCCTGTGCTTCATCAATCATGACCCAATCATACTGAAACATCCTGAGATTTTTCTGGATCGGCAGATAGACCATGTCATCAAAATCAATGATATTCAATTCTTCATTGGACTTAGTCAGGACGATCTTTGAAAATTCGACAACTTCACTAACCGGAAAGTTGTCGGGGAGGTCGGAATCAAGGTCATAATGATCGACCATGTCGAACCAAGCTTTGTTGTCGTCAATAGGAGTCAGAGCGCCGATGCCACGATTTTTCGCCATGCTCACGACTTTACAAATAGTACCGATGGTGGACTTCAGGTCATCACGACCCTGTTCTTCAATCAGAAGCTCACAGATTTTCTTGACTTTCTTCTCTTCCAAATTCACACCATGAGTCTTGCCAAAAGCGAACTTGAGAGCCTTGAAGCCAGCGGAATGGAATGTGGACGCGGTGACATCAGTCATACCGGTAGTGCGCTCCTGAAGTTCCTTTGCCATCTTGCTGTTGTAGGCACCAACAAACTTACGGCCAACCATCAGACGGAGACCGTGAACAATCGTGGTGGTCTTTCCAGCGCCAGCTACTGCAACCACAACAGCATTGCCGGTATCATTGACGATCCACTCAAAATAACCTTGCTGTGCGGTTGAAGGGACGAAAGACATTTGGTTTTTCCTTAAAGTTTTGGTGGCTTGATGGAGAAGAGTATATCAAATTTTAAAATTTAAACAACCAAATTCCGACGAACGGTCAAATACAAACCGGTCCCATTTCTTGGTCAACCTGAGCATCAATACTCAATTCGATTGCATGTTGTGAAAGAACAGGACAAGCTTCGACTGCTTTTCTTGCAACCATCGCTCTAAGCTGACGATATCTCATTCTATCAAGCTTATCGTTGGCTGCAATATCAAGTGCACAAAGAACAAACCCAAGCAATTCATCAAGATTTTTGTGCTTTTCAGATTGTCCCATTCCATAGAGTGATCCAATCTTGCGGGTGATTTGATCATCTAAAGATATTTTTGGTTGATTACATTGACAGTTTCCAAAATCACACTGACATAGGTCTAATTTATTGCGATAGCCATGTGGTATACAAACAGCACAACCACCACAATCTGGACCACAACCTTCATTTTCACAAATACTCATAAAATTCTCCAAAAGAAAAGCCGGGAATATTTCATCCCGGCTTTAATTACATCACCTTTTCAATTAACCAGACTTGGCTTGACTTGCTAGTGACTCAAAGAAAGCTAAGTCATCACTAGCAGCCTTAGAAGTGACCGTAGGTGCTACAGCTGCTGTGCGAGTCACAGGTGCAGTTGTTGGTGTCACAGATACAGAACGTGTAACAGGGGCTGTTACAGCCTGTTCTGAAGCAGCAACTTCCTCTTCCTTCTTGACCCATGTAGGGACAAAAATTCCATCAGTTCCAGAAGTAGGCCCGAGAACAGTCAACAAATGTCGTGCAAGAGCATCATAAGGCTTAAATCCGGCCTTTACTCTATCTAGACGAGCAGAGACAGACTTACATTGATTCCAAACCACTTCCTTGGCTGCATCGTCGCCGGGAAATAGCTCGCTTGGTGTTGCCCATGAAGTTGCATCATACTTCCAGAATCCCTTCTTTCCCTGACCTTCACGATGGACACGAATCTTCAAATTAGCACCATCCCACATATCGAATGGATTGAACTTTTGTTCTCCAACAAACTTCGGATTCTGTGCAAGTTCAATCAATTCATAAATCTTTGGACCAAACTTGTATTCAAATACCTTCCCTTCATTTTGTGGACGGCCCGGATCGGAAACGACCAAGATATTACAAAAATATTCTTCTTTTCGCTTCTGATTGGAAGCAATCTTCTGATTTGGTGTTCGACGCTTTGCATCGGATTCATCAGGTGTGCCACCAGAATCCCAGAGACGTTTGTTGACTTCTGAAACTGGATCAGCTTCACCAAATGTGGTGAGAGATTTTTCGATGTAATACTTTCCATTCGCACCTTTGAAGCTGTGTGCAAAAACTTTTGCATATGGAAGTGGTTCACCATCTGGTTGTGGAAGCAGACGAATTTCTGCTTGACCAACACCCTTTTCTTCGTCTAGGAAAGGCTTCCAGAGATTTGCATCTGGATCATTTCCTCTCTTGGCATCAGACAGACTCTTTGCGAGAGCATCGGCTGATTCTTGACGGCTTCTACGGAGACTTGCAATTGACATATATTTTCCTCTTTTGGTTTAGTGAAGTTAAATGAGCTAAGCTCTAAGTGTTTCTAGGTATTTCCTTGCTGATATTCGTATCTGATCCAAATCATCTTTGGATACATCAACGAAAGTAGCATATCTATTTAGTGATTTTGTAAAATCCTTATCAACTATATTGACAGATTTTTTCGAGATGTTCAAGATTCCTGTAGCTTTGTCCAAAATGATTGCCGTTTCTGGCGTAAGATGTCCACTCATCACCTCTTTAGCTGCGGTGGTCTCACTCACATACAGTGAAATTGGATCAGAAAGTTGTTTTAATTCCTTGATGGTGTAATAGACAGGCGCATCGAATGTTGCCCTAGCTCTCATCACCTTGTCATCACGTTCAACAATCTTCTGAATTGCTTCACCAACCCACGTTGGTTTGAAGTGATAGAAGACAGGTGCTAGTGTTTTGATGAGTGCTTTCTCGTCCAAAAACATATCATAGAGTTTTTCGTATTGACGGCGTCTAGGATTGAATTTCTCTAGAGTTAGAGTTTTGACGTTGCAGCCATATTTTGCATAGTCAAATCCTGACGTGAAATGCATCTGCATTGCACCAAAGATTTTGAAAACTTTGTAAGCTGAATATTCCATGTTTAATCAAGCAAACTATCTCGATACTCTTTTTTGAGTAGTTTCAATCCAGCTGCTTCTCTTGTTAGATCAGCCATCAATCTCGGTGTCATGAAAGTGACAATATCTTCGACATCCATTTCTCGTTCTTCACAGTAAGCAGTGATTGCTTCAATGAGTGAACAACCAGACTTTTGAATTTCCATCACTTCTCTGTGAAACTGTTCACTTTGAGCCTGACGTGTGATTTCACTGACACCATCAATGGTGCTTTCAATAGATTCGATCTTTGACTTCTTCTTTGCCATTAGTTTGGTATCTTCTGAGCCTGCAGGCGACCATACCATTCTTCTCTGTGCCTGACAGTCTTGTCAAACGTTTGAAGACAGTCCACCAAATATTGTGCAAGAATAAAATCTGGTGTGTTAGAACCATTTTCCATGCTATTACAGTTGATCAGAGTTTCTAATTCTTTGCGAAAGACATTATATTTTTCCATCTCAATACTTCCTAAATTTCAATGCGAATATTCGCCGTCGATTTTGTGATAGGGATTTGCTGCTTTTACCTTTTGCAAAACCTCTCTAAAACCTTGTGGAACTCTAAGAGAACCAACACCATTAATACCATAAGACATTGGTGTAGGAGTAAACTCTCTAGTGACTTCTATCTTACCACACTCTGGACATGGTTCAGAAACAGGAATATCTCGATCAGCTATTTTTGAAACTTTTTCGAATTGATGCGAGCAACTTTTGCAAGCGAATAGATACGAGGGCATTAAAATTCTCTTTCGGTTCTGGTAGTGCGGGTGGGCGTGGATCAACCTCTATCATCCAGCCACCCTCTGTTAGTTTTTTGTTGATAGATCGCTGGTAGACTTCCGCTTTGGACCCGGCTTCGCCTTCGGTGTTCCGTCTTTTTTTAGACCAGAGACTACTTGAGCTACTATTGTCTCGACCTTTTTTGGTTGTTGGATAACCTCTATCTTGGCCGTGTTAACTACCATGGCCTTGTTAGGTGCTGGAATCCAACCGGGAACAACAGAATGAACTAGCTCGTGTGTGAGGCCCGGAATAAAGTCTGTGTTGGCATCCTTGATTGCGAAGAAAAGCATGGCTTCTGATTCACACATATTCTCTGCCAGCTGCGTGAATTTACGTTCACGCTTCAGTGGTTCAGGAATGAAAGTTTCACTGGCCTTTAGAAAGTAACCAATCGATCCAATCGTCTTGAAAATAGAACTGCCTGTCTCATCTGGAAGCTTGTGAAGAGGTGCAATATTACTAGGGATGCCGAATGGAAGATCAACTTTACAGGATGGTATGAACATACATTCGAGCATGATTCTCAGCGACTTGATCTTTAGAGGCGAATTTGCATTGACCTTGATCCAATCGACCAAATGCTTTTTCTTCTGTTCTTCAGTCTTGGCTTTCTCGAAAACAGCAAAAAATTCTGAAAGGAATGAAGATGTGTGGCCGGGGTAGCTCCAGCCGCAATATTGTGAAACTGTTTTCATATTAAGCCTCTTGTGTCTTTCATGATAAGTTTGAGATTATGCTCAGAGAGGTATTTGTATAAATCTGCTCTAGGAACTTGGTATTCTGTGTATTTAGCGACGATTTCACTCCAAATATCTTCTGGAATCGAATCTTTATTCAACTGAATGAGTTTTCTGTTACGAGCAATATTAGTTTGAATTTCAATCGGAAGTGTATCTTCCTTTCCTTCACCAACAGCCTCTACCAACATCTTGAGATTTTCTG